ATATACTTTAGAAAATGGAGAAAGAGTTGAACTAGAAAATTCTGTCAAGGAGCTAAAGGTAATGCCTTCAATGAGGTGTTTAATGACCGCTGGCCCAGCTCTAGAGAAAGAAAACGTTGCTGGCTACAACTGTTCATACGTTAAAATAGATAGTTTACGTTCATTTGATGAAATACTCTATGTACTAATGAATGGTACAGGTGTAGGATTTTCAGTAGAAGAAGAATATTGTAATAAAATTCCATCAGTACCAGATGAACTGTATGAAACCGAAACTACTATCGTTGTAGCAGATTCTAAGTTGGGTTGGGCAAGAGCATTCAAAGAACTGATTTCATTATTATATGGAGGACATATACCAAAGTGGGACACCACAAAAGTACGTGCAGCTGGTGAACCCTTAAAGACTTTTGGTGGTAGAGCTTCAGGACCAGAACCATTAATAGACCTTTTTAAATTCACAGTTAGTACAATTAAAAACGCACTAGGAAGAAAACTTAAACCAGTAGAATGTCATGATATCGTTTGTAAGATAGCAGAAATTGTTGTAGTAGGTGGTGTACGAAGATCAGCACTCATTAGTCTTTCTAATCTCAATGATAGAGAAATGAGATTCGCCAAACACGGCGAATGGTATAAGGATAACGTACAAAGGGCACTAGCAAACAACTCAGTTAATTATAAAGAAAAACCAGATGTTGGAACATTCATGCGAGAGTGGTTATCTCTCTATGATTCAAAGTCTGGAGAACGTGGCATTTACAGTAGCTTAGCAAGCAAAAGTCATGTAAATGAACTAAATACTAGAGAAAAGGACAAAGATGGCACATACATTCAACGAAGAGTGGCAAGAGAGGATTTCGGCACAAATCCTTGCAGCGAAATCATTTTACGATCAAGAGAATTCTGCAACTTGTCCGAAGTCGTACTCAGATCCAACGATACTTTGCAATCTATCAAAGACAAAGTTAGGGTTGCAACTATCCTTGGAACTTTCCAATCAACTCTCACAAATTTCAAATACCTCTCCAGAGAATGGCAACGAAATTGTGAAGAAGAACGATTACTGGGAGTTAGTCTCACCGGAATCATGGATAATGCCTTAACGAATGGGTCAAAAGATAATATAAAAAAGATACTAAATGAACTTAGAGATATTGCAGTAGAAACTAATAAAGAATATGCGGAAAAACTCGGAATCAATAGAGCGGCGGCCATTACTTGTGTTAAACCTTCAGGTACAGTTAGTCAGCTTGTTGATTCTGCTTCTGGTATTCATGCCCGCCATAATCCTTATTACATTCGAACAGTAAGGGCCGATAATAAAGATCCTCTCTGTAAGATGATGAAGGCAGAAGGGTTTCCTAACGAGCCAGATGTAAGTAAACCCGAACATACAACTGTCTTTTCATTTCCACAAAAGAGTCCGGAAGGGGCCGTTTGTAGAACAGAAATGACTGCATGGAAGCAGTTATCCTTATGGCACACCTATGCAAAAGAATGGTGTGAACATAAACCTAGTGTAACTGTATCTATTAAAGAAGAAGAATGGGTAAATACTGCAGCTTGGGTATACGATAATTTTGATGATATAAGTGGTATTAGTTTTTTACCATTTAGTGATCATACTTATAGACAAGCACCGTATCAAGATTGTAGTAAAGAAGAATATAGAGAACTATTAGATAAGATGCCAAAGGATGTAAATTGGGCATCTCTAGCAGAGTATGAAACACAAGATTACACAAGTGCAAGTCAAGAATTTGCTTGTACTTCAGAGAAAGGATGTGAAATAGTAGATATTTCTCCATCCGTTACATAACTTATAGCAAGGGGGCACATGTCATCGTTAAAAGATAAATTTGATGTGTGGTATGAGGATGTAAAAGATAAAGTATATTTTACTTTTCATAGAGACAAATTAGAAAAAGACAAACTCTATGAGACTAGATGGGTATGGTATCATACTGTGCTAGTCGTAGAGTTAGCTATAATAATAATCTTATTGTGGTACATAGCATTATGAAAAATATGGTTAGTGTGATTAGGATTATACTTTTTATTTTATTTTTAATGTGTGTTATGGTGTTGGTTAGTCAACCCAGAGCACAAGAAGAATTTGAAAAAGTGCCTGATGATGAATGGCCGAGCCAAGTCATTTTTGATACAGTACAAGTATGTTATCAAGGAACAGTAAGGTGGATTGCGTTAGGAAATCCTAACCTCATGAATCAACCACCTCCTTATCATATTGCACGTATCATGACTGTACATTGTTTTTGTGTATTAGATAAAGTTAGAACTCAGTATAAGTACAGAGCGTATGTTGATTTCGTTAGTGAAGATAATAAACTTGCTCCAAAACTTATACCAAAATTGTTTATGGCAAAATCATTAGAGTGTATAAAAGAATTTAACACTCTGACAGGATTGGTTATTTTAGATGAAGACGCTCTAAAAGCGTTTGATGAGTACGCGGAAGATAATGCAACTAGAATTGAAAAGAAGGTTGATCCATCTGCTAATTCCGGGAAGTCAGACTCACCAGAGCAACCAGAGGAGTTACTTACAGAGGAATCGCCTATACTAAGTTTTTAAAAGGGAAAAATGGAAAAGTTTAAATTATTTACGTTATTATGCTTTTCTATATTAGTATTCTTTTTCAATCCGGCACAAGCTATTGAGAAAGAAGTAATCGAAAGGGTGAAAAAATCGGTAGTATTGCTATCGGTAAACAAACTAAAAGATCCATCACCCACATCACCAAACTCATTGTGTTCTGGTACATCCATTAATGAAAAGGGTAATATACTTACCAACTTTCATTGTATATATGGACAGGAAACAATCAATTTATATTTTTGGGATGAGGATGATTGGACTGAATATCAAGTAAAAGTAATCGGAGAGGATCCACTAGCAGATTTAGCACTACTTGAAGTAATTGGACTTGAAAGAAAAGTCCCATACTTAAAGTTTTCTGAACCAGTAGACATATATACTGGATTAGAAATTTTTGCTTTTGGTCATCCTCTAGGCATGGCATGGAGTCTATCAAAAGGTATTGTTTCAAATAATGAACGATATGCCAGACACCCCTATATCAAATCTATTCAAGTAGATGCTGCAATCAACAAAGGTAACTCAGGCGGTCCTATAATTAATGAAAAGGGTGAAATCGTAGCAGTCGCCGCATTAATGGTTTCAAGATCAAATACAAACGCAGGAGTCGGACTAGGAATTAGAGCCGATATTGCAAAAAAATCACTCGCCGAAATGTTATCGTTAGGTAAAACTGATCGTCCAGCATTAGGTGTCAGGGTTATTTCGTTGACAGGTAAAAAAAGTCAACAAAAAGAGATTTTGAAAAGGCATCCTAGTATAAATACCACAATTCCGAATAGTTACGGTTTATTGATAAGTAATGACAATGAACCCACTAATCCAATACCTAAAGGATTAAAACCGTGGGACACTATTATAGGTATCAATGATGTACTCATTAATACTGATGTTGAATTCGCAGATCAATTAATAAGATATAAAATTGGTGAAAAAATTACTGTCAACATTATTAGGAATAAACGTTACATGACAGTTGGAGATATTACTTTAAAAACATTTACTGTTCCAACTGAAAAATTGTATAGACAAGATATAGCTAATTAGGGAGGCAATGGAGATATGCCAGTAGATATAATTTGGGAAGATGGAGATGCTACCATATCAATACAATGTGATGGATGTGATAAAGAATATGAGATAATGACAACTGATACAGAAGGATTAGAAGTATGTTCTTTTTGTGGCCACTATCTTGAAGTAGATAGTGAAACAGGAGAAACAGATGAAGAAGAAAATAGCTGGGATTGATTATTCACTAACTTCTCCAGCAATATGTGTATATAAGGATGAAAATGGTGGACATTTTGACTTTGATAGGTGTGTGTTTCATTATCTATCTAATACTGAAAAACAACGACAACTTGCCTCCAGGTGTGGGATAAACAATATAAAGGCTGAACCTTATCCTGAATGGCAATCTGAAGAAGAACGACATGAAAAACTCGCAACTTGGGCATATAATCTTGTCCAAGGTTGTGAGGAAGTGTTTCTTGAGGGGTATGCTTTTGCTACTTCAGCACAAGCAGGTGTTCGTTCAATAGCAGAAAATACAGGATTATTAAAAAATAAAATGTGGAAAAGTAAGATCACATTTAAAACATATCCTCCTACTGTTATTAAAAAGTTTGCAACAGGTAAAGGTAATGCAAATAAAGAAGTAATGTATGACGCCTTTAAGTTAGAACTTCTTACTCCCAATGATCTCAAAGAACGATTAACTCCCAAAGCAAAAAAAATAACAAATCCGATTAGTGATATTGTAGATTCCTATTTCATAGCAAAAGCGGGCGCAGAAGGTATGTTATGAGGGTTATTCCTTATCTTGAAGAGGATGCAGACAAAGATAGCGCAAAGATTTTCTCTTTCGGCTTAGAAACCCGTTTAGCAACTGATGTGATAGATAGATTAAATGAATATATTTCTATTTCAAATGAATCTGTAAAAGATACTTTGGTAGGAAATATTTCTAATAGTATGTCTTTAGTAGATAAAGATAATTGGTTTTTTTCAAGTATTTTACTTCCAATGATATCAGAACTAAAAGAACGTATTCCCAACCAAGGAGCTTTCTGGTATCAAAATGCATTTATTGAGATGGTTCCATATACGCTAGATGCATTTTGGGTAAATTTTCAAAGACAACATGAATTTAATCCGATACATAATCATAAAGGACATTTTTCATTTGTAATTTTCATAAAAATTCCTACTGATTGGAGAGAACAACATGCTCTTCCATTCCTTCAAGGTGTACGTGAAGAGGAGCGTAGAGCTTCTAATTTTGATTTTGTACTTCCTCATGTATTAGAACAACCGTGTCCTATGACTTATAAATTAGATTCTTCTTATGAGGGTATAATGTTATTTTTTCCTGCAGAAATATTTCACACCGTTTATCCTTTTTATAACTGTGAAGAAGAAAGAATAACTATTTCAGGAAATGTGGGGCAATTGGGTCTATGACCGATAAAGAACGAAAAAGAATCGCCAATCGGAAATATTACGAGAAGAACAAGGA